GTTACTGATACGGGATAATCTGTTTGGGTGGTTATGTCACGCAAAGACTGCCTATATATTTTGTATTTTACGCTCGTTGCATCTGGCACGTCAGGTAGTTGGCTCCAATCAGTGGCCATTAATAAAATCAGTCTTTTAGACAATATTTGTGATTCTGCCACCTCTGTGCTGTACACCCATTCAAGCGATTTATAATCCCATTTATGGCCACTTGCTGGCATTTCAGGCATGTCAACAAACTCTCCGTTAAAAACATATTGATTATCCGACGGCCAACCAGAAATAAATTCATCGTTACCAAATAACTTTTGCATTTCATGCAAAGAACAGTCGTGTTTAATAATTGGTTCGTGAACTTTGTAAGTTGTAAATTTCATTTAAATGTCTTAAATATTGTTGAGCTTATACGAGCACCTCGCTGGCCACTCGCGTTGTAACCAACATTTGTAAAAGTTGTAAGAGGCCTAAAATAAGTGGCAACAGGAAATGAAACAGTTTTAGTTGCGTACGTTTGGAACTTAACACTTCGTGACGCACCAGCAATTAGGTTTGTTACAGTAAAATCTAAAAGAGCAGTTGGATTGTTGTTTGAAAACAATTGAAATCTTGCAGTTGACGTAGCTGTAAAATTACCAACATACTCCATATTTATTAAAGCTAATACAACGCCGTCTTCTTCCATCAAATAATAATGGTAGAAACTTGGTGTTGTTGTGTCAAAATACTCAAACTCTTGAGTAGTCATCACAGAAACAGCATTGTTTTGTATCTTTAAACTGCTTACTGACAAGTCATCAATTTTTGCGGTAGTAATTGATGCATCCGCTATTTTTGCAGAGCTTATTGCCGCATCTTCAATCTTGGCTGTTGTAATTGCGCCGTTTGCGATTTTTGCGTTGGTTATTACAGAATCATTAATTTGAGCTGTATCAGTAATAATCCCTGACGCGGCTATCAGACCGCCAGTAATCGTATTGGCCGCTATTCGGTCACCCTGTATGTCGCCAGCTTTTATTTTTGCGCTTGTAATAGCCTGCGCGTTTATCTTTTCAGACGTAATTGCATTGGCCGCTATTTGGTCAGCACTTACAGCGCCAGCCGCTATTTTTCCAGCAGTTACCGCATTTGCCTCTAGCTTGTCACTCACAATAGCACCGGCTGCTATCTTGCCTGCCGTGATTGCGTTAGCCGCCAGCTCGTCTGTTCCAATGGCGTTAGCTTGTATCTTGTCCGCGCTGACTGAATCAGCCGCAAGTTGCGTGGCCGTTACGCTACCTGCCGCAAGTTTGGCTGTAGTAATTGCACCAGACTCAATCTTGGCGCTTGTAATCGCGTTAGCTGCTATTGTGTCGGAAGTTACAGCACCAGCAGAAAGTTTGGCGGTTGATACGCTGCCAGCCGCTAACTTAGCGGTTGATATTGCTCCGTCTAATATTTGAGTCCCAACAATTGAGCCGGTAATCTTTGCCGCACTTAAATCTGCGATTTGCGAGTTTGTCAGCGTGCCAGTTATTTGGGCAGCAGTCAGCGATGCAATTTGCGCCGCGCTTAGTGTGCCGCTTATATCTGTAGAGTTAACAGCAGCAGTCCAAGCCGTTCCCGTGTATCTATACAGATTATTGTCAGTGGTTAGAACAGCAGTGCGTCCAGCAAAGTTATCACTAGACGGCAAAGCTGATACGACCTCGACAGGGCGCAAGTCTTGTGCAAAGTTGCTGGCTGCCAATGTTCCATCAATGTCAGCAGCTAAAGTGCCGGTGACCCAAGCCGCGCCGTCATAACGATACAACTTGTTATCAGTTGTTAGGAACACAACCTTTGCGCCTGTGTAACCCGTTGGGCTTGGCAGCTCGGCAACCACCTTTATCGGCTCGATACCAGCGGCAAATGAGGCTTCATCTACCGAGCCAGACGTAATACTAAAAATGTCATCAGTCCATGCCGTGGTGGACGCATCCCATCTATAAAGTTTGTTTAATGTTGTTTGGTATTTAATCTGACCGTCAAAATCACCCGTTGCTGGCAAGGTAGCAACAGGCTCAATGCCGTATGCGCCTGCCTCGGAGAACAGGTTAAGAACCTCTGCGCTAAATGAATCGGAGTCTATAAACTCGGTAGTTGCTGAGACGCCTGCGCTGAACCCGCTAGTGTTGCCAGTTCTATCAACCGCTTTTACCCAGTAGTAACGAGTAACATTTATACCCAGTGGCGAGTCAATGTAAGTTGAGCCGCGAATAACTGCAACACGTGAAGCAGTTGCGCTACTATTTACAGTGTTGCTGTAAACCTCAATATAATCAAAATCTGCAACCGTTGGGTTGACCCAAGTAACTGCAATCTGTTTGTAATTTCCAAAAGCGTTAACAACGCCTGGTGGGTTTGGCGCTGTTTGGTCGCCGTATGTAATTTCGCTAGCAGATACAAACGCCGATTTAACTCCTAAGGCGTTTATTGCTCTCACTCTTACAGAATATTCTGAGCCAGTAACTGCGCTAGAAATTACATAATAAGGGTTGTTTACAAACAAAGAGTTGTAATTTGATTCTGTAGCAGCCGTTGCGTCAGCGACTGAGCCGTAATCTGCCCTGCTACTTACAGACCCAGTAATAAAGCCGTAGCTCGAAGATGCAGCAGGTGACTCGCTTATTAAGCCCCAGTCAAAATTTGCAGCGCCACGAATGTATTGAACCTCGTATCGAGTAACAAAAGCATTGGTGGAAACGTCCCAGCTTACTAATACCCCAGATTGCGTGCCCCCGTCAGCAGTAATTGAATTTATTGCTGCTAAGGTTAAATTTTCTACTGGGGCTATATAAAAGGCGTTTGGTAGGTTTGTGTTCGGTGCTGCGTCATAAGAAGATTCTTCGTCTGTTGACCAACTGTAAACATTACTAGCAACTTCTCGCAAATCTAAATCAATACCAATAGCATTGCCAAACGCTATATTTGCGCCAACAACCTCAAATGGCTTTGAAGACCACCCCATCCGTGTGTTGTTAATCAAAACAACATCGCCAACGTTTGCCTTCATACCAATTAGCTTCATTGGCATAGACAAAGTTATTTGTTGCCTAGCTCTTAGCAATTCAATTTTAGCCAGCCGTTGAGCCATTGAAGCAGAAGTTGTCCAAGGCAACTCTATAGACTTGAGGTTTTCTTCGCCATTATCTTGCGTTACAAAAGCTGATGATGTAATAGGTGGAAAATCACTTAGGACATAATTGTCGTCTATAGATGAAAAAACACCTTTCACGCCGTTGAAATTCTCTCTGCGGCTAACTAATGTTTGAACCTTAAAGCCAGAGCGCAAATCGTTTTCATCAAAAGATAATGTTGGTGTGTAATAAGCGCCAGCCAAAATTCTCCATACGCCACCAGACCAGACGCATTTGCCTGCCATAGCGAATACCATCTGATTGATTATGTCGTCAGGCTGGCTTGAGGTTGAAAATGAGCCATGCACCTCATAACGGTTTTCAGCGCCCCCGCCCACCTTGTTTACATCCTCATCACATATGTTTGCAGCGGCAATCAACGAACTTTCATCTATTTCGTTTGCGTAAACTGACCCAAGGCCATATTTTGAATTTGTTAAATAATCAACAACGCATAGCGCTGGGTTTGCAGACCACGCAGATGTTGCTGTTCTTGGGTCGTAAACCTTCTTGCCTCTAACAATGACTGAAAGGTTTGGTATGCCGTTGAAGTAAGCATCCTGGTCGTACTCAAGGCGTAAATAAACTAACGCGCTACCACGAACCCTATGATTAGCAGTCCATTTGGCATCAGACTCAGAGACCAAATCTGAAAAAGCGGTTTGGTCATCAGTGCCTAGCTTGTACTGAATACGAGCCTTGCCGCTGTACTGACCCCCCGTAACATTGCCGGAGCCGTCAATGGTTATTTCTTTTTCATTAAAGTAAAAAGACTCAATAGCGTCAATCTCATGCCCAGCAATGGCAACAACCATGTGCAAATATTTATTGGAATTGGTAGATTCCATATAGAGAACAACACCGCCAATTCTTGAGCGGCCATAAATAACGCCGTGTGGCGCTATTGGTTGCCTTGAGGTAACCGTCCTATCCTGTTGGGTAATCGATGCGCCTGTAGGCGTCTTTGCCAACGCCTGAGACAACCCACCCAATACTAAAGACGTTACAAAGGTGGTTGCAAAATATGCAGATGCTCCAGTAAGGGCAAATCCAGCAGCGGCAAAGGTCGCGCTACCAACTGCCGCCAATCCAAAAGCAATTCCAACGCCTGTAGCTATACCGGCAACTATTACCGCTGCTTTTACTGCCTTTGCCATTTATACACTCCAAGCATTTATTGCCTGATTCATTGGTAACAGAATCAAACCGTTGTCAGACACAGCGGCTATTTTATCGCCAATGCAGATGCCAAGGGCTATTTCTTCAACAGACTTGTACGAAACAACATCACCACGTCGTGCAAATTTATATGATTTTGGCGCACCCAGCGCATCGGTTGCTATGGACTCCGTGCCACCTGCTTTTAAAAGCCTTGAAGCGGCTCCTCGCTTGGTTTTATAGCCTCTGTATGCTATGCCATGGTC